CTCGATGCCACACCAGAAGTGACGCTAATAGCCGATGCACCAGTTGTTAGTTGTGTACCATTCGCTGCAATAGATGCACTAACACTAATGGTTGCTTCACCTACATCAATCTGTGTACCAGTTGGTGATATAGAAGATGATACTGAGATTGTGCTTGCACCTAGATCAATCTGTGTCCCAGCAGCACTTAAAGATGCACTTGCCGATAAATCGGCATCACCACCTAAAACAATAATACCAGCTTGCGTAGCTGATGATGTAACGCTTACCGATGATGCACCTAATTGAGTATAGTTGCCTGCTGAAGTGGTGCTTGAGGTAACAGATATGCTGGCTTCACCAACATCTATTTGTGTAGCTGTAGGGGAAACAGAAGCAGTTACTGATACGGATGATACGCCCAGCTCATATTGTAAGTCACTCCAGTTCGACTTACCGTAACCACCAAACCCATAACCTTGCTGGGCCATTTAATTAATCCAATGAAATAGTTACTGAACTAGCGTTGAATCTGAATACATCTCCGTTTGATACTGTTTTAGATGTGGTTAAGTCACCGTATGCAAGTAAATTACCAGCACTTGAAGCGTCAAATAAACCCATAGCAACGACTGTACCGTAATCGGCTGTTGCTGTTGGGAACTCGACTGAGCCACTATTGCTGATAGATCCACTAGCTGCCGTGCCAAATGCCATTGATTGACGCACATAGCCACCGCCAGAAACTTCTGTACCACCACCTGTATCGTCTGGTGCGACAGTATAAAGAGCCACATAGATTGTTGCTGGTGCTGTATAAGATGCGCCACCAAAAACGTGGTCCAATACTTCAAGTTCTAAATAGTCTGAAAATCCTGCCATAATTTGTCCTAGTTATTATTAAAATAGTATATATTCTTTTTTGCTTTTCCGTAAGTCCTTCTGCGTTGCATTAGTGATCCTTTTCCAAATTCTGCCTTCTCTTGAGCCAATCTCATTTCTTCCAATGCTTTTTCAAATTGTGCATTGAATAAACCAACCCTTTCATCTTCCATTAAGAAGATAGAAGCGTGCTTTAATGCACCATACAGATAAACGTCTGGATTGTTATTGGACACAAAATTAGATGTGTTGGAATCCGATAATGCTGGGACTTTTTCGTAGTAAGTAAGTTGTAGGGTATATGATGTATCTGGGGTTGGTGCTAGTTCTAAAGCATCGTCCATAACAGCATAATAAACTGGCTGACCAACGACATTATCATTGGCTCTTCTGTAAACATCTAATGATTCTAGTGACTGTTGAAATAAAGGTCTGAAGTCATTTGATGTAATCTCAACATTAATAACTTCTAACCAATCGGTTGGTAAAGACATATATTGGCTATCAGCAGTTGCTGTAGCTCTTTTAATCATTTCTTTGGTTCTTAATCTTCTATTGAGTTCGGCTTCTGTTTGGTCAATAAATAAATCCAATTGACTATCTAAATCCGATCTATTAAGAAATGATGCTATGTTAGTTTTAAGCTCTGAATATGTCATACTCTACCTTTCCAAGTTCTGAACAATTTATTATCTGGATTGTTCAACCATTTTTTCCATGCCTTCTGATCTCTAGCCCAACCTTCTCGCATGGCTCTCTGATATATTACCATAGGAACTTCAGCAACGTGTCGTAAATCTTTCCCTGGTTTTAAAGTGTCTGATAAATTTTTAACGTACTCCAATGTTGGTTGTACGTCTTGTTGGGTGTGATAAATAACTTTATCGTCCTCGGTTACAAATTCATGTGTGTAACCTGATTTATGATCTATTAGTGTTCGTTTAGCCATAAAAGGTGGGTGGGACTAAGCCCACCCGTTTATATCATTAAGATACGTTTAAGTCTGCGACAACACCGTGTGCAGCTTCGTTAGATACTTCTAAGCCGTACTCAACTACAATCATCTTGGTTTCTGCATCACCAATTGTTGCAATATCAACAGTCTGGAAGTTTCTTAGATATGCTACTTTTGCATATTCTGGATCAACCAATAGTAGAGATCTCTCTCTTGATCTGTTTGATGGTAAGATTTGTAACTCACCAAAATCAGATGAATAGATTGATACAGATGCTTCTACAGTGTTTGCATCAACAAACTGTCTTGCTTGACTTCTACCTGTGAAACCTGAAATAACTTGTTTGTTAAATGGTCCACAAATAGCTATTGATGGCTCACCGCCATTTTGGAAAGCAAGTTCTAGTACATCTTTTAGTAAATCTTCTGAAAGATCACGTTGTGTACCGTCTGTTACAGCAGCTCCATCACCACCGTCAGCACCGCCAGTTCCTCTGGATTTGTTTGACTCAATCCAGTTTTCGAAACCACCAGTTACTCTAGCGACTGATGCACTACCTGTAGCTTTAGCTCCTTTTTGGCAAAGGGCTTCTTCCATATCTCTTTTTAGTGCTTTAGACATGATAGCAAGTTGATGAGCCATTTCTGATCTCTTACCTGCTGGATCTGAACTCTCTTGAGAACCAGAAACTGTTGCATCTCTTTTTGAGATCATGCAAACGTTACTTTTTCTCACAGTAGCTGTTGCTGCTGCTCTTGAAAGTTCGAAACCTTCTAATTCACCAGTTGCGACAGGTGTTGGTAATGATTCTGTTTGCCAATCAAATACCACGTTATTTACATTTCTAGTGCCGATAGAACTCATAAATGGAGTTTGCATAGGGGATATGTTGTAAATAATATTACTCAAATCCTCTCTATCAGCAGTAGCGCTATATGTATCGAAAGCGTTAGTTACTTTAGCCATTTCTTCTCCTTATTTTAATAGCTGTTCAAATAATTTTGCTGCATCCTGAGATTTCCCAGTCTGCTTCAATTTTTGACGCAATTTTTTCTCAGCCGACCTAGATGGCTTCCTAGTTGATGAACCTGGCTTTCCTGCTCTTACAGGTGCTTTCTGCGTTGGTTTTTTCTTTACGGCTTCTGCGTTTTGGCTTTGTAACCATGCAGATCGTAAACCAAGCAAAGCTCTGTAATCGTAAACTGAATCCATTTCCTCTGGGGTGTAACCCAAAGTGTTTATCCCATAATCTCTGATTGCAGCTTTTTCTTTGCTAGCAATCTTCTCGTCAGACCATTCAGGTATGATTTCCAGAAGTTTTTGTTGTCCATATTGAACAACTTGTGCAATCTGTTGTTGTTGCTGAACCAAAGCTTCCTGTTGGATTCTTTGTTGTTCAGCTTGTACAGCTTGCAACTTTTCTTTCTTCTGATCCCATACTTGTTTTTCTCTAACGTATGCGATTGGATCATCTTCACTTAGCTGTTGCCAATTCGGTTCATTCTCTAAGTCACCTTTCAGTTGTGCTTCCATTTTAGGAAGCAATTGAGAATAAACTGCATCTCTTTGAGATAGCTCAGATTGCTGTTGCTCAATCAACCTGCGTTGTTGTGACAGTTCTTGAGTTTTTCTCGTATAGTCTTGCTGCCTTGAATATCCATTTTGGAGTTCTTCGAGCGTGACCTCTTGTTCTACACCATCAACTTTAATTGTGTAAAGTTGAGGTTGCTCTACTTCCTCTTCAATTTCTTCTTCTTCAAGTTCTTCAACTTCTTCTTCATCTTCAAGAGATTCTGCAATCTCTTCAAGCTCTTCTTCCTCTACGACTTCTTCTTGGGCTTCTAATTGCTCCTCAACAGCTTGCGCTTCTTCGGGAGTTAAGAAACTTTCAAAAGATGTAGTAGTCTTTTGCATATCTGTTTGTAGTGCAATCGGTTTATCCGTTGTTGCCATATAAACTCCTTATATAGGTTGTATTAATTTTAAACTATAAATATTGTTTATGTAAGGCTATTTGACTTTTTTAAGCCTATCGGCTTGGAATTTGGTAAGCTTGCCTTTATCGACAATTATTCTTAAATGACGTTCTATTTCTGGTAATAGTAAGATTGCTTTGTGCAAATCTTCACGCATACTTACATCGTCTATATTTCTATTGTTTAACCAATGTTGAATATACTCTTGCTTTAGGTTTGCTAAAGCCAATTTAAAAACATCGCTGTTTAAAATGTTTTCTGCTTCTTGTGCGTTTGCGATATGGTTTTCTTCACTCATTTAGATTTCCCTTTTGATTAAGTTTAACCAAAAAGAGATAATTTTCCAAGCGGTGATTTTGGTGGCAATATATCTTTTTCTGTGCCTGGTTGAGTGTAACGTGGTTCGCCTTGAGCTTCTAAGGCAGATAATCTTGATAATATTCCTGATGGATCAAACTGAGGTATTTCACCAAGCTGTCTTTCTAGTCCACCAATTCTGCCTAATAAACCAGATGGATCAAATTGAGGTATTTCTCTACCTTCTAATGCAGCTAATCTTCTTTGTAATCCTGATGGATCGAATTGAGCTGGCGTTGGAATACCAGCAATGCCTTCACCAATTAAACCTCTAATTTCTTCGTCTGTTCTTGGGACAAAAGATGGTATGTCTGATAAACGAGCAAAACCACTTAAATCTGGTTGTGGTATTACGGGTTGATATTCACCTAATCTACCTTCAATTAAATCAATAATTTCTTGATCTGATCTTGGTTGTACGTCAGACATTCTACCCATAGGTCCTATGATCTCACCACCAGGACCAAAGATTTCGGTTGGTCTGATTTGATCTCTTGGATCAATTAGTGGCGCTCTTGCACCTTCTGGATCCATTCTATTCATTAAATCATCAGTCATATTTGAAATTAAAGGACTACCCAAATCTTCTGAACTACCTGCTGGACCTATTATTTCTCCGCCTGGTCCAAATATTTCTGTAGGTCTAACACCATCTCTAAATGGATCTATTTCTGGCGCTCTAGCTCCAGCAAATGGATCTTTTAATGGATCGTATTCTCTAAAATCTCTTGAGCCACCAACATAAACACCATCGTCTTGTCCTTTATCTTTTATACCAAATAATTCTGCTAATCTTCCACCAGGACCTAATGGTCCACCGAATATATCTCCACCTGGTCCTCTTATTTCTGTAGGTCTGAAACCACCACCTATTCTATCCCAATCTTCTGTTACTCTTACACCATCTCTGAATGGATCAAACACACCAGGGGTTGGACCACGATAACCACCAATGCTTGCGTCTATTCCAGGGAAAAGTTGTGTGACTGGTGCGGCTGGAACTTGTGCTTGTGGTGCAACTGGTTCACCCATTGGTGATTCTAGTGAAAACTCTCTGCCTGGCTGTACCACCTGTTCAAATGGCATACCGCCAGCAATTGATCTGGCATAGTCAAAAGCCGATTGTCCGATTGGTGCGCCAGCTCCTGCACCCATACCTGGCATATTATAAAAACCTTCTGGTGGAATTTGTGGTCCTTGTTGTTGTTGTCTACCAAGTCCACTAATGCCAGCTCCTAGTAAACCACCATAAAGAGTATTTGCTCCCATTGGCCCTAAAGCTGAACTTACAGCTCCATAACCTGGTAATCCACCAAACATAGCAGATTCTCCAGCTTTTAATCTACCAAACAAACCAGTTCCTTCTGCACCAGTAAAACCCTCTAAAAATTTACCACCACCATAACCAGCAAGACCACCTCTAAGTGCGCCTGATAAACCAGCACCACCCAAAAGGTTGCCACCAGCACCAATAAGTCCTGCTGTGACTGGACCTATGCCTGGAATAAAATTTAATGCTGCGGGAATGATTGGATTATCTCTGATACTGCCAACAAGACCTTGACCACTAGGATCAATACCTAGTATATCGTCAAAGACTTTGCTACCTAATTTTTTTGCGAAACTCATCTAACTAAAACTTTGTCTAATTTTTCCTCAAGTCTATCAAATCTATCGAGAATTTGCGATACATCGTCTTTCAGCTCTTCTTTCGTAGCGTACTTGGTTGGGATCTCTTCACGAGTTTTGTTTAATAAAATATCCAATCGTTTTGCTTCGTCAAAGTTTTGTCTAATACCATACAAGATTGGAGCAAGTACCAAGGTGATAAATATGTTCCAAAATAAGTAAGGTGTCAGTTCCATTAATAACTCCAAATATATGGTCTTATCTTACCATTTTTATCACCATTTATATCCAAATGAATGAATCTGTCCTTACCTTTTTGATTTACCCCGATCCCTGTGAAACCAAAGGAAGGAGCAGCAGATACTACTTCGTAGGCTTGTGAACCACTGACTAAAATATCAACGGCTAGACCTTTGGCGTGCATACCAGGTTTATCTTTATTAATTTCTGCTGGGTGTTCGGAACATCTATAACCAGATGTAACGATAAATGGGAACTCACACTCTTCTCGCAATTCCTGTAATTTGTCAATCAAATCATGCGATATTTCGTTTTTACCGCAATGTTTACATGCAAATTCTTCTAATGTGAAATTTTCCCAACTCATTTTGTTATGTTCTGTTTTTTTTCGTATGTTCTTAGTCCACCTAGACCAAGCATACCTAAAAGTATAGTCATTAATGAACTCATATCAAACTCTGGAAGATCGTATGCAACCCCTGCGACAGATAACGCAAAGACCGCAATGGGCGAGATAATGAAGTGATAGCCAAGTGCAAATGCACAAATCCAACCAACACAAGGTCGCCAAGACGCAACAAACCAATGACGGGATTGAGCTTCCATCTTATTGACTTCAATTTGTGCCATATTGGCTTTATGTAATTCCGTTTTAAGTTCATGTTCTAGTTTTGCCTTTAGGTCTTTATCGGCAACAAATTTATCTAAGATGCTAGTGATTGGACCACTAACAATGTCTATTAGTTTGCTGGACATATTAACTCCTATGGACTTTTACTACTTCGAAAGAAATAGATTTTTTTGCTCCCTTGTGTGGCTTGTAACCACCTTCAGGATTTTTCATTAGCTTGACGTTTTTACCATCAACCATAAAGTGATAGCCTTTTGGTGCTTTCACTTGCTTGTTCATTTTTTTTTCCTTTTGTTGGCTTTAAGTTTTTTAAAATCAGCGCCTGTGATTTTAGTACGAGGTTTGGCTACACGAGCCAACTTCTTTTGTTTTGGTGAATACTTACTAAATGGCATTTTATTTACCCTTCTTCTTTTTCTTTCCTTTGTGATACGGCATATTATTTATTCTTTTTCATGTATTGCGATATCCACAAGTTTTTCACAAGTGATGTCGATTTACCAAACTTTTTATCAGCTAAGTTTTTAGCTTCGCTGTAACCTTTCTTACCTTTTATACCAGGTGACTTACCTTTGTATTTTTTTTCCCATACTTCTTTCATAAAAATATTCTACTTCTTTTTTTTACCTTTGATAACCTCGCCTTCTGCTTTAATTTTGACTTTAATTTTTTTCATGCTTTATTCTAACTTGGATTCTCGCATTGTTGTAGGCTTTCATATTCTCTTTGCCTTAAACCATCTATTTCTTGTTTGTATAAATT